CCAAAGCTCCAGCACTAGACGGCTACGTGAGAACTCCTAAATTAGATGGAGCAGCAGTATCTATTCTATACATAGGTGGCGAATTACAACTGGGTTTAACCAGAGGTGACGGCATCCATGGTAGAGACATCACAGATAAGATGCAACATCTAGTACCTAATACAATTAAGTACTTGGGTGTTGTTCAAATCACTGGTGAGGTAATTGCTCCAAGCAGTGTTCCTAACTCTCGTAACTTCGCTTCGGGGTCACTAAACTTAAAGTCTATGGAAGAGTTTCGTTATCGACCCTTAACTTTTGTAGCTTATGATGTTCAAGGCGAAAACAATAGTACCTGGAGAGAGGCAATGGGTGCTCTAAACACTCAAGGCTTCAATACAGTTAATAAGTTTGATGCTAGTGCCTACCCTACAGATGGCATTGTCTATCGTGTAGATTCGTACAAAACTTTTAAGAGCCTAGGTTACACTGCTAAACACCCACGAGGCGCTTTTGCTTTGAAAGAGCAAATAGCTGGAGTGGAGACCACGCTGTTGGAGGTAGTATGGCAGTTGGGTAAAAGCGGTGTTGTCAGTCCCGTAGCTATATTAGAGCCTTGTATTATAGGTGAAGCTACAGTATCGAGAGCTACTCTACATAATATTGAGTATATCCGCGATCTTAATTTGGAGTTAGGTTGTAAAGTAGAGGTTATACGTTCTGGTGAAATCATACCTCGCGTCGTGAGGCGGTTAGATTGATTGCTACCTTGAAAAAAATAGTTCTTGACAATAACCTTAAAACTCCGTATAATACGTATTCAATTTCAGAGGAATCACGATGAGCATAATCGAAGCCCCAACTACTTGTCCATCTTGTAGCTCAGTCTTAGAAAATGTAAATCATCTTCTGTATTGTAGAAACACCTATTGTGGTGAGAAAGTTGCAAAACTTATCGAACACTTTGCAAAGACTCTCAAGATCAAAGGCCTCGGCCCTAAGTCAATAGCTAAGCTAGACATACGCTCTCTAGAAGAGATTTATGAACTAGACGCACTCGACATAGAAGAAGCCTTGGATTCTGAGAAACTAGCAACAAAGTTAGTAGATGAGTTGCAACGCTCCACGGGTGCTCCTCTAAACGTATTATTACCAGCGTTTAGCATTCCTCTTATCGGGAAGACAGCAGCGGATAAACTATCAAAAGTTTGCATTGATATAGATGAAATAGACTACGATATATGCCGCGAAGCAGGTCTTGGTGAGAAATCTACAGCCAACCTTTTACATTGGCTAGAGATGGAATTTTATCGAGTGAGTATGCTCCCATTTAGCTTTAAATTTGTAAGAGCTGAGAACAAACCTGTTAATACGTCAGTCAACACTGTCTGTATCACAGGCAAGTTGATAAGCTACAAAACCAAAGCAGAGGCTCATGCAGCCTTGGAAGCAGCAGGACTTAATGTAAAATCTAGTTTCACTAAGGATGTAACCATCCTAGTAAACGAAAGCGGGATTGAATCCGCAAAAACTAAGAAGGCCAGAGATGCTGGCGTTCAAATTGTAACTAACCTTAAAATTCTTACCGGAGAATAATATAATGGCACTACCTAAGTGGACTGATGAGCGTACAGCTCAACTAACTGAATTTGTCGGTGGCGAAAGCCCCGTATCCCAAGCTACTGTTGCGGAAGCAGCTGTTCAGCTTGAAACCTCTACTCGTTCTATCTCTAGCAAATTGCGCAAGATGGGTCATGACGTAGAGCTGGCTTCTGCCGGAGCTACTCGTGCATTTACCGATGCACAAGAAGCAACCCTTGCAGCTTTTGTCTCAGACAATAGCGGCGAGTATACTTATGCTGAAATCGCTGGTCATTTCGAAGATGGTCACTTTTCTGCTAAGTCAATCCAAGGCAAGATTTTGTCTATGGAACTGACTGGTCACGTTAAGCCAGCTCCTAAAGTTGAAGCAGTACGCACGTACTCTGAAGCTGAAGAAGTAACTTTTGTATCTATGGTACAAGATGGCGCTTTTGTAGAAGCAATTGCTACTGCACTTGATCGTTCAGTAAACTCTGTTCGTGGCAAGGCTCTGAGCCTTCTTCGTTCAGGCGACATCGACGCTATCCCACGTCAAGAGACTACCAAAGGCGCTTCTAAAGAAGATCCATTGGCCGGAATCACTGACATTGGTAGCCAGACTGTCGAAGCTATCGCAGAGCAAATTGGTAAGACCGCCCGTGGCGTTAAGACTATGCTCACTCGTCGTGGCCTTTCAGCCGCAGACTACGATGGCGCATCTAAGAAAGAAAAAGCCTCAGCTTAATCTTTATTAGTTTAAAGGGCAGGCTCTACGGGGTCTGCCCTATATTTTAGATTTGAAATCGGGAGACTTTCATTGAATATTGCTAGTGCGCTTATTAAGCAAGTGCTTACGCTACAGGACTTTCAGACCTGGAGTGTAGCGCATAAGCATTATTTCGCATCCGAGTATCATAGTCTGTATAAGATTATTGATAAGCATTGCGAAGCATTCCATAAAATGCCAACGATTGAGGATCTAAAGTTTGAGATTCGTGATTCAGCTACTCGTGAAAAACTGTACGCAGTAGAAGCTATTGAGGTCGATGCCGATCCTCATATGCTTCTTGAGTATCTGAAGAACGAATACACTCAAAAAGAAATTCTGGACTCGCTAGAAGATTATATTGAGAATTCTGTTGCATTTGAAAATGCTCAGGAGTCTGTTAATCATCTTCACCAAATCGTACTCGATGTCGAAGACAAGGTTGATTTGGAAGATCCGCAGGAAAGTATGCAACGTATTGAACTGTTCGAGCCAGAAGAAGATTTAGCCAGATATATACCCTTGGGACTCAATCAAGAGTACGACTACGAAATACAGTTCTCACCCAGAGACCTTGTTATGTTCGGTGGTAAACGAGGTGCTGGTAAATCTGTAATATGTGCTAATATTGCTAATGCAGTATATGCTTCAGGTAAATCGGCTATGTATTTCACTATTGAAATGGATAGCCGTTCTATCCTTCAACGATGTTGTTCCATTGCTACCGAAGTTCCTTTCTCTCGTCTACGTACTCAAAACCTGAGTCTTGCCGAGTGGGAAAAAGTAGCTACATGGTGGGCAAATCGTTATGTTGATGGACAAGACCGCTTGAAGGAATATAGAATACATCGTGACTTTAATAAGTTGCATACATCACTGAAGAACACCTGTGAGCTCCTCCCGACTCAACAGCTGGACATCGTGTATGATGCGTCTCTTACTCTCTCCAAAATTCGTGCCGAGCTAGACAAAAAAGTCAAAGCTCTGAATGTTGGTGTCATTATCGTAGACTATATTAATCAGGTAAAGCGGTCGAGTCTTCCATCTCGTGGTGGTCAATATGATTGGACAGAACAGATCGAAGTAAGTAAAGCATTGAAGTCAATGGCACAGGAGTATGACTGCACTGTCGTATCTCCATATCAAACAGACGCAACTGGTGAAGCACGATTCGCTAAAGGTATTCTTGATGCTGCAGATGCTGCATATACCTTAGAAACGTGGGATCACGAAGACGAATGTATTACATTCAATTGTGTAAAGATGCGCTCTGCTTCTATGAAATCGTTTACTTCTACAGTAGATTGGGATAGCCTAAAGATTGGCCCTGATACTGCTATGACTCCGCAAGAGAAAGACGATTCCTCGCACAAGACTGGCGAATCCATTGATGATATATAAAAATATTTCTTGACTTTTTATCTCTTCTTGCGTATAATATACGGATACTTTGAAGGGAGAAAGCAAATGGCACTTACATTCGGTAGTTTACGACACTCTTACTCAGGCAGGAAGCGAAAGCCTTTGCCTAAGTCTAAACGATACACCCCCAAGTTTGAACCTATGGAAGTCTCCGATACCTATCGTAGAGACACCAAACATTATAGCTCTGCCTTACATATGGGCGGATCTTGCGAAGCTGTAGACCGTAGTTACACTGCCGGTGCAGACTTCACCGTAGCCCCTGCATATAACAAGGGCGCGTACCAAGTAATCAGTAAAGAAAATATTAAGGATATTGGACGTTGACAGTAGAAGAACTATTAGTATCAAGACAAGTATACTTTGTACCGAAAGGTGCAGATGCTATTGTTACCTGTCTAAATCCTGAACACGCAGACAGCAGTCCTAGTATGCGCATTGACAAAATCACAGGTATATTTAACTGTTTTTCATGCGGATACAAAGGCAACATTTTTACACACTTTGGCGAAAAGGCAAACCAATTACAACTAAGACGAGAGCTACTCAAAAAACGTATTAGAGAAAAAAGGTCTGAGTCGGTTGGTTTGTCGTTTCCTAAAGGTAGTGTACCATATGTAGGCAACTGGAGAGATATTAAACCAGAGACCTATAAAAGATTTGAAGCGTTCCAACACCACGACACTGACCATATTGGTCGCATTGTGTTCCCTGTACGAGATATATCAGGGCGTATTGTGTCCTTTAATGGCCGTCACACTACAGGCGGTACACCTAAGTACATGATCTCGCCTGCGGGTGCAAAGCTACCTCTATACCCTATAGTAGAGCCGATACAAGGTTCCATTATCTTAGTAGAAGGTATATATGATATGGTAAATTTACATGATAAAGGACTAACTAACGCAGTTTGTACCTTTGGAACAAAGAACATAAATGAAGATAAATTGCGAATGCTTTCGATACAAGGTGTAGAGGAGGTAATAATTTTCTTCGATGGAGATACCGCAGGGCAGGATGCCGCTAAAGAAGTAAAAGAGATGGTAGAGCGAGTAGGCTTGACATCACGAAATGTAGGGCTAAAGGACACAGACCCTGGTGCACTACCCTTAAAATCAGTACAAACATTAAAGAGAAAATTATATGCCTAAAGTTGCATTAGTAGAAACGAAACCAAGTAGAACAAATTTTAAGAAAGAGTTTGATGAGGAGTTCGAGTTTGATCAATATCAGCTCTGCTCTGACCCGAACCTGAAAAAAGTACTAAAACGAGACTGCGATATCGAGATTGATATTGACGCATATGACTGGATTATTCTCGTAGGTAGTGATGCACTTAAATACTTCACACCTCTCAACTCAGTCACCGAATATTCTGGTAAGAAAGTAGAGGAAAAATTCCTACCTGTCATTAACCCTGCCATGCTTGCATTTAAACCAGAAGCGCAGCGTACCTGGGATGACTCTAAGCAGAGCATTACCGAGTACATTACTGGAAACAAGCAAGACACAATTATCACAGAATACAATGCTTGGGGCATCCAAGATACGGAGGAGTGCAATGATTTCATACGCGCTGCTATCGCCGCTCCTCTTGATTACATTGCTCTTGACTCGGAAACAACAGGACTTTACCCACGTGATGGGCATATGCTTGGCCTCAGTTTGTCTTATGAAGCTGATCGCGGAGCATATATAGATACAGAGTGCTTTGACGAAACAACAGAAGCACTCTTACAAGAACTATTCGATAAAAAGATAGTAGTATTTCATAATGCTAAGTTTGATATGGCATTCTTTGAGTACCATTTCAACTTTAACTTCCCACGCTTTGAAGATACTATGCTTCTGCATTATCTTATTGACGAGAATCCAGGTACTCATGGATTGAAAGCCTTGTCTATGAAATATACTCCTTACGGTGATTATGAGAAAGGTATGTACGACTGGATGGCTCAGTACCGAAAGGAGCATGGTATTCTTAAAAGTGAGTTCAATTGGGGCGATATTCCTTTTGACATTATGAAACTCTATGCGGGTATGGATGCTGCTTGTACTTTCCTGCTCTACGAGAAATTTATAAAGATTAAGCAAAATAAACGTCTTAAAAAAGTATACGATAATATCCTTATTCCTGGTTGTCGTTTTTTAACAGACATTCAAGACAACGGCGTACCTTTTGATAAGACGCGTCTGTTGAAGGGCCAATCTCTTATGCAGGAGCAGATTGACGAAGCAGTAGCGGAGCTATACAAGCACCCTGCTATTAGTAAATTTGAGACAATTAATGGAAAAGACTTTAATCCTAATAGTACTGTTCAGCTTCGTAGCCTATTGTTTGATTTCATTGGTCTTACTCCTACTGGAAAAAAGACTGGTACAGGTGCAAACAGCACAGATGCAGAAGTTCTTGGAGAACTGGCAGGCCAATCAGAAGTACCCGCCCTCATTCTTGCTATTCGACAAAAGTCCAAAATTAAAAATACTTATCTGGACAAAATCTTTCCGCAGTTGGATAGAGATAGTAGACTACGTACAGGCTTCAATTTACATACTACAACTTCTGGGCGTCTTAGTTCTAGTGGTAAACTTAATATGCAGCAGCTTCCTCGGGATAACCCTATTGTAAAAGGCTGTATCAAAGCAGCACCTGGGCACAAAATTGTAGCAATGGATTTGACTACAGCAGAAGTATACGTTGCGGCAATCCTAGCAAAGGATACAGCACTGATGGATGTATTCCGTTCCGGCGGAAACTTTCACTCAGCAATTGCACATAAAGTATTTAAACTGCCCTGTGATGTTAGTGAAGTGGCAGAGCTATATAGTATGCAAAGACAGGCTGCTAAAGCAGTAACCTTTGGTATTATGTACGGTGCTGGTGCAAATAAGATTAGTGAACAAGTTACTAAGGATAGTGGTAAGCCTTTCTCTCGACAGGATGCACAAGAAGTAATTGAGGACTATTTTAAAGAGTTCCATAGACTGAAGTCGTGGATTGAAGAAAACCAAAAGTTCATTATGCAAAATGGATTTATTTACAGCTACTTCGGTAGAAAAAGGAGATTACCCAATGTCGCATCGACAGACAAAGGCATCCAGAGCCATAGCGTTAGGTCTGGTCTTAATTTTCTGGTGCAGTCTGTTGCTTCTGATATTAACTTATTAGGCGCTATTGACATGAACTCGTGGATTAAAGCAAATGGTAAGAAAGCACGTATCTTTGCACTTGTACACGATTCTATTCTAGCAGAAGTACCAGATGAAGAAGTAGATGAGTACATGGTTAAACTCGCACATTTTGTTCAGATGGACAGAGGTTTATCTATTCCCGGTACTCCAGTTGGTTGTGACTTTGAAATCGTCCACCAGGACTACTCAGGCGGCAAATTCGAGAAAATGTATGGTGATCACATATCATAATATCAGAAAAATTGTAGAGTATCCTGTATTCTTATTGCCTTCGGGACTTTGGGAAATACAGGATGGTTTACTTCTGATTGAAGATCAGGTACTAGACGATAAAAACCAAGAAGGAAAAACTTTAGGTGCTAGGCGTATGCAGACACCTCATAAAGACCTTTTCCCTTTAAAGAAAATGATTTCTTCGTACAATGGGATACTAAAGCAACGTACTAGACATTTTATAGATAATGCCGGTAAACCTTTTATGTACGAAAAACGACGCTTTGCGCAGTTAAAGTACTTGAAAATAAAAAAAGTGCAGCAGAAAGATACTGCCTCACTAATATGGATAAGGGGTCATAACAGTCCTTTTACCGTACCACGCCCTCCCGAGGATGGATATACTTGGGCTGGGGTTCTGCACTTGCATGGGCTGCCATGGGTGCTTTACGAGTATTCAGAAACGAAACTCAAAGATACCAGAAAAAAAGTATAAATTATGGCTAAAAAACGAAGAACGCTGGCCGGCGCTAGTCTCGAACTACTAGAGATTGAACCCTTAACCAGAAACCAACTTAGAGCTTTTGATTCTAATAAACACCTGATTTTGCATGGTTTAGCAGGAACAGGTAAGACGTTCATATCGAGTTACTTAGCATTTGACGATATGTCTAAGCAGAACTACGAACAGCTAGTAATTATTCGTAGTGCTGTGCCTACAAGAGATATTGGTTTTCTTCCTGGCACGGAGAAAGAGAAGTCCTCAGTATACGAAGAGCCCTATAGAGAAATTGCTATCGAACTGTTCGGCAGAGGGGATGCTTATGAGATACTAAAGCAGAAAAGTCTAGTACATTTTATGACAACTTCGTTTATTCGAGGTATTACGCTCAAAGATGCAGTAGTTCTTATTGACGAGTGTCAGAATATGTCATTCCACGAATTAGATTCAATTATAACCCGTATGGGACGTAATTGTAGAGTTATTTTCTGCGGAGACTTTCGACAGGCTGATCTTAAACAGAATGGGCTGCAGGATTTTATGCAAGTCCTAAAGCGTATGGGTGATTTCGACTTTATTGAGTTTGAAGTAGAAGATATTGTACGAAGTGACTTTGTTAAAAACTATATTATAGCAAAAAATGAATTAAACCTATGAAAGCAGTTATAAGCCACAGAATTTACATGGATTGCACCGCTGAATTGCAGGATAAGATCGATAAAGAGCTTACCTATGCTATCCCTACGCACAATCCTTTAGATCCGCCTGAGATGATCAAGAATATGGGCATTATTCGTAATGGCCTCGTATCCTTACCTATAGGGCGCACGGATTTGATCCCTGAGCACTATGAAATTGTTGATCGGCGGATTAATAAGCCTGTGGACTTTCCTGAGTTTAAGTTTGAGCTACGAAAGAGTCAGCAAGACGTATATGACGCAATCGAAGACAACGCTATAATCAACGCATGGGTCAGTTGGGGAAAGACTTTTACAGGTCTTGCAATCGCAGGTAAATTAGGTCAAAAAACACTTGTTGTTACCCATACTGTCGCTTTGCGTAATCAGTGGGCTAAGGAAGTAGAAAAAGTATTTGGAATCACAGCTGGAATCATTGGAAGTGGAAGATTTGAACTTGATGCTCCTATCGTTATTGGGAATACACAGAGTTTGTACCGAAACATAGACAAGATTCGTAAAGAGTTTGGCACTATCATATTAGATGAAATGCACCATGTTAGTAGTCCGACCTTTAGTAAAATTCTCGATACAAACTATTGCCGATATAAGATCGGACTATCAGGAACTATAGAAAGAAAGGACGGAAAACACGTTGTATTCAGAGATTACTTTGGTAACACTCTCTTCAAGCCGCCCAAAGAAAACTATATGACCCCCGAGATACATCTAGTGCATTCTGAAATAAGGTTTATGGATGGTGCTAGAATACCTTGGGCAAACAGAGTATCAGCTCTATCTAATGATGAAGAATACAGACATACAATAGCAATGCTTGCTGCGGCCTACGCCGCAAAGGGGCATAAAGTTCTAGTAGTAAGTGACAGAGTGAGTTTTCTTAAAGCCTGTGCAGAACTTACTGGAGATAAAGCAGTATGTGTAACAGGCGATGTTTCTCATGAAGATAGAGAGACACTCGTAGATGAAATACTCTACGGGGATGCAAATGTTCTCTACGGAACGCAGGCAATTTTCTCAGAAGGTATATCAGTTGACACACTAAGCTGCTTAATACTTGCTACGCCTGTGAATAATGAACCACTACTCACGCAACTTGTGGGACGAGTGATTCGCAAAAAGGAAGGTAAAATAGATCCTGTTATAATAGACATACACTTGAGAGGTAATACGGCTCGAAAACAAGCCTCCAATCGTGTTGGGTTCTATATGAAACAAGGTTGGAACATGAAATACCTTTAAAAAAATAATTCTTGACAACTTGGTTAAAAGATAGTATAATTATGCTCTTATTTGATTGGAAAAAGGTTTTTGATACGGCAAACGGGAATATTGCGACTTGCACCACGATAATGGAAATGCTAATAAAGCAACAAGTACCTCGCAACAAGTTTGACCCTATTTATAAATACTCCGGTAAAGACTTTACGGGAGATAGTTTTCTTTTACATGGAGAATTTCTTTTACACCACGCATATAAGTATACACAAAAAGAACTGGCTATTTACTATGCCTTAGCTTCTTTACGAAGTACGGCAGACTATATAGCTACACAAAAAACTACGTTAGACGCACTGCATTGTCCTGTGCCTCTTGACGAAATCAAAGACAACAGGCTACTCATAGTACTACAAGACGAAATAACGTTAATCTATGAAGAAGTCACACTGGAGACTATACACTAATGGCATTATCATTTAACAAGCAGACGGGCGGAGCCCAAAAATCCTCAATCTCAACTTTTCAGTACAAAGACGGTGACAACAAAATGCGCGTAGTTGGCGACATTCTTGCACGTTATGTATACTGGATTAACGGTGAGAACGACAAAAACATTCCTATGGAGTGTCTATCTTTTGATAGAAACTCTGAGCGATTCAATAACAAAGAACAAGACTGGGTACGAGAGTACTATCCTGATCTGAAATGCGGCTGGAGCTACGCTTGTCAAGTAATTGACCCAAGCGACGGCAAAGTCAAAGTAGCAAACCTTAAAAAGAAGTTGTGGGAGCAAATCATCACTGCAGCAGAAGACTTAGGTGACCCTACTGATGTTAACACTGGTTGGGATATTTCTTTCAAGCGTGTTAAGACTGGCCCACTACCTTACAACGTAGAGTACCAACTCCAAGCATTGAAGTGCAAGCCTCGTGCTCTTACCGAAGACGAACTTGCTTCTATTGCTGATCTGAAGTCTATGGATGACGTTATGCCTCGTCCAACTGCTGACGCTCAGAAAGAGCTGTTAGATCGTGTTCGTAACCATGGTAACGAGACTGATGACGAAGCACTTGATGCTGAGTTCAACGTAGGATGATATTATTTACGGCTGATTGGCACATCAAACTGGGACAGAAAAATGTCCCAGTTAAGTGGGCTACAAACCGTTATCAAATGTTCTTTGACCAAGTGTATGCACTAGAAAAAGAATGTAATATGCACATAATCGGAGGCGATCTCTTTGATCGTCTTCCGAATATGGAAGAGTTGGAACTTTACTTCAGATTTATTCGTGGAGTAACGATTCCAACAATTATCTATGATGGAAACCATGAAGCTACTAAGAAGAACAAAACATTCTTTACTCAGCTAAAGCAAGTTTCCAGAGATATTAACCCTCTTATCAATGTAGTAGATATATCCTACATTGACGCAGATTTAGGCTATGGCATACTGCCTTATGCAGATCTACACAAGAAGGGTAGCATTGATCACTTTGATACGACGCAGCCTTTATTTACTCACGTTCGAGGAGAGATACCACCGCACGTAAAACCGGAAGTTGACTTAGACTTGTTTGAAGACTTCCCTGTTGTGTTTGCAGGAGACTTGCACTCTCACAGTAACACACAAAAAAATATAGTATATCCAGGCAGTCCTATGACCACATCCTTTCATAGAAGCAAGGTAAAAACTGGATATTTGCTAATTAACGAAAGAGACTGGAGCTGGATGTGGGAAGAATTTAATCTACCACAACTTATAAGAAAGACAGTAACAGACGAAGCCGATATGTTACCTACTGATTTTGATCACACGATATACGAAGTAGAAGGCGACATACAAGATTTAGCAAACGTAAAGAACTCAGAGCTGCTAGATAAGAAAGTAGTAGTACGAAAGTCAGAAGCCTCCTTGATAATGGATAAAGATATGTCCGTACAAGACGAGCTAGCAGAGTACTTAACCTACATACTTGAAATTAATACTGATAAAATACCAGACATCATAGGAACATACAATGATTACACTACAAACGTTGAAATGGGATAACTGCTTTAGTTATGGTTCTGGTAATGAATTACAATTAGATGATAATACTGTTACACAAATCCTTGGCACTAACGGTATGGGGAAGTCCTCCATACCGTTAATTATTGAGGAAGCTCTGTATAACAAGAACTCTAAAGGTATTAAGAAAGCAGACATTCCTAATCGTTATATCAATGACGGATACAATATTTATCTTTCTTTTACTAAAGATGAGGATAAGTATGCAATTACAATCAATAGAAAAACAAACATTAAAGTAAAACTGGAAAAGAATGGTACTGATATATCTAGCCATACGGCTACTAATACCTATAAAACTTTGCAGGAAGTTCTTGGAGTAGACTTTAAAACCTTTTCGCAGTTAGTATATCAAAATACTAATGCGAGCTTACAGTTCTTGACTGCTACCGATGCAAATCGTAAGAAGTTTCTTATTGATCTATTGCACTTGGAGAAGTACGTTGAGTTGTTTGAAATATTTAAAAGCGCCTCTAGGGAAGTAACATCAGTATCTTCTACGATAGCAGGGAAACTTGCAACAGTTGAAAAGTGGTTAGAAGATAATAAATTGAGTAATACCAATATACTACCCATGTTGGATTTACAAATTGATACATCGGAAGATCAGAAGTCTTTAAGCTCTTTGACGATAGAAATTGAAAATATTTCCGAAAAAAATAAAAAAATCTCTACCAATAATCAATACAAAAAGATGCTAGAGCAGATAGATATTGCATCTATCCAGGGTTCTACTATTACACAGTATGAATCCTATGACGAATTACAGTCAGAATTAGGCTCTTTGCAAGCAGTCGCTACGGGTGCTCAACGAACTTTGGATAAATTAGAACGAATTTCTGATGAGTGTCCTACTTGTAAACAATCTATTGATGTTTCGGAAGAGAAAGCAATGATTGAAGTAGAGCGCGCTAAGAAAGATACTGCTCACGCTAAAGCTATGGCGATTGGCCCAAAGATTAAGCAAATTAAAGCAAACAATCTTGAATTTGAGCGTAATAATAAAGCTCGTAAGGATTGGGAAGATTTACTGCGGGCGTACTCACAGGAACTTCCTTCTACTATACTTGATCAGGCACAGTTGGAAAGCGAACTATTTGCGGTACAGGACAGACTACGAGCAGCAAAGAAACAACTGAAAGAAAATGCGGAAGAGAATGAAAGACGTACACGATTAAATACTCGTATACAAGTAATTCAAGAACAGACAGACGAGTTTATTGCTCAATTTGAGGAATACAGCTCCAAATTGGAAGAAAATAGTAAGCTAGAGTCTAATCTTACTGTGTTAAAGAAGTCCTTTAGTACGAACGGATTATTAGCATATAAGATTGAAAACTTAGTCGGTGAACTAGAAGAAATGGCAAATGAGTACTTAGCAGAACTCTCAGATGGCCGCTTCACTCTGGAGTTTGTTGTTTCAAATGATAAACTTAACGTAGAGATTACTGATAACGGTAACGTAGTAGACATTCTAGCTCTTTCTTCTGGTGAGCTTGCAAGAGTAAACACAGCTACTTTGATAGCAATTAGAAAGCTAATGAGTAGTATTTCAAAGTCTAAAATCAATATACTGTTTTTAGACGAAGTTACTAACGTACTCGATGATCAAGGCAGAGAGAAGCTAGTAGAGGTTTTACTGAGGGAAGACTTAAATACTTATATAGTATCACATGGCTGGTCACATCCTCTCCTAGAAAAAATCGAGGTAGTTAAGGATGGCAACATCAGCGTATTGGAGTAGTAATGAGTGCAGGTCGCAGAAGAATGTGGTGGAGACATATCAGAGTAGAAAAAGAAATAAAAGCAGAATCCGTAGAGGAAGCAGAGGAAGAAGATGGTAGACTCAAGAGCGAAGGGAGCAAGGGGCGAGTACCTAGTAAGGGACATGTTGAGAGAAGCTACAGGCCTGAAGTTTGAGAGAGTACCTGCCTCGGGCGCTCTTGAATACCTGAAAGGGGACTTATATGTCCCTAATCAAAGAAATCATTACTGTATAGAGGTGAAGAACTACAAAGATTCTGCCCTCACTGATAAAATATTTACACAACCAAAGACAAATAATCTTATCAGATGGTGGAAAAAAGTTGTAGTACAAGCAGCAGGTGGCGATCAAAAGCCAATGCTATTTTTTAAATATGACCGATCAAAGGTATTTGTAGTAACAGAGAATAAACCAGAAAATACAGAAGAATATCTGTATATTAGATTTTTGAATTGTTACGTATTACTAATGGATACTTGGTTGGCATCTGAAAAGACGGAGTGGATAGGTGGCTTTTAATTTTAATGAAGCAATTGGCGGTAAAGATACTACTGTTTTGATTGTGGATGCACTAAACTTAGCTTTTCGATGGAAGCATCAGGGCAGATCTGATTTTCGTGAGCAGTACGTAGAAACAGTTAAGTCTCTAGCAAATTCTTACAAATGTGGTAGGATTATTATCACCGCAGACTGGGGCTCTTCAAGCTACCGCAAAGATTTATTGCCAGAGTACAAACAGAATCGAAAAGATAAGTACGCTACACAAACAGAAGCAGAGAAGCAAGCATTTATAGATTTCTTTGATGAGTATGAAGAAACTTTAGAACTACTAGCAGAAAGCTATACAGTACTTCGATACAAAGGTGTAGAGGCAGATGATCTTGCTGCCCACCTTGTAAAGCAAAAAGAAGAGTATGGTTTAGAAGACATTTGGCTACTGTCAAGTGACCGAGATTGGGACTTATTGATTCAAGACGGTGTAAGTAGATTTTCTTACGTTACTCGAAAAGA